ATAATAGATAAAAATTTATAAGCACCATCAGCTAATATGTATGATGACTTTTTACCATTAGCCCAGGATACTTTCATAAGGTTACAAACTTTTTCAAAGACTCTTTTCTTAACTTGTGAATGTGAATAAAACCAACTTTCAGTAATAGTAGCAGATTGTACAACACTGCGCTGTACGTTTCCTACATACTCGTACTGACCAACGGCACCTTCACGTTGTGGTGATACACCAGATATCTGTCCAGCTGTTTGCTCTAACATCATTTTAAGATTAATAAGCTGCTGTACAGAGTTAGATAGTGTAAAGTCAATTTGTTGGAATTGATTAAATGATGCTAACTGATTACCTTCTTCTTTAGAATTGATTGGTATAATACCATCTGTTTTTAAGTGATATAACACAGTTTGCATATCCATACCTAAATTTGTTGGTAACTGAGAAACATCATACACTACGGCTTTACCACCAGATCTAGCCATAGCTAGTTCTATTTGATACATTACAATATTGTAAAGCATCTGTATGTTTTTAAGTAGATCTACCATAGATACAGCTCTACCTGTTGTATTATTTCTAACACATCCTACGTAAGAAAGTTGTGTACTACCTGCATCATCTACAGATCTAACTTGATTTGGTCTACGTCTAGCTCTTACTAATATCTTACCACCAATTTTTGTAGCTTCCCAAACATCATCTACATATCTTGTAACTAATTGTTCTTTTCTACGAGGCTTGTAGTCATCAGCTACAGCTTTCATAAATGGTTTTTCTGGGTTGAATTTATTTTCAGATACTTTAAACTTAAGTGTTTTAATAGATTTCCATTCTACTGATACAACACGTATTTTAACTTCTTGTCCTTCTTGATAATCAATCCAATCAAACTGGCTGTTGTATGCAGATAAATCATCATAGCCCCCTATCTGATACATAGCTGATAATTCTTCTAAATCTTCTCTTGTAAGCTCATCTCTAAATTCATCAAGTATTTCACTATATGATAAATATCTTTCTTCACCTACCCATGATGCATCATCTAAATAATCTGAGTTAGAATTAATTTCATACACAACACTTCTTGGATCTACACGCCTTACATACGGATCTCCATTGTGATCATATACTTTAAAAAATTCTTTACCAGTTACAAGTAAATCTCTAAAACCTTCTTTGAATATATCTCTGTAGTGATATTTTTGCATAAGATATTCTAATCCATCTTGTGCAGTTTCTTCTACCATTTCACGATAATTGTATCTCATATATAGATCAATATCTTCTGGTATTTCCATTTCTGTTATTGCTGGAAGTGCAATACCTGTTGCGTCTTTAAATTCTTGATGTATTTCTTCTGTTAATTTTTTCATAATTAAATTAACTTTTACATCTTCTTTTCTAAGTACAGCTTCTTTGTTTGTAGTTGATACTTTAATATCCATTGGTCTTCTTAACTCTTCTCCAACTAAAAGATCAATTTTTGGTGATATAATAGGATAGTTCACAAGTCTTGCTGGGTAAGCCATACCATACTGCTCTGTGATATATTTAAAATCTTGCAACTCTAAACTTCCGTTGTAGATGTTGTAGTTTTGTATATCGTTTAATCTTGAATTGTGATATGGAGAATCTATATACGCCATATATGACACAACTGCATCTACCCATTTATTAGCCCATTCTTCTGTTTTTTCTGACTCTAAAACAAATTGCGGTGGAAATATTGATTGTTTGTAATCCATTATTATATTAGTTTTGGTACACCATTTCTATCTAACCTATAATACTTAAAACCTATATCTGCTTGTTCTGCTTCTATTGTCTTAGCTTGTATTCTGTAGTTATCTACATTGTGTATAAGACAAAGACCAAAAGCTATAGCTCGGTCGGTATTCTTTGTTCCGTAAGATGCAAGCTCTTCAATAAGATCTAAAAACCAAATATCTTCTACATTCTCCCTTATATAGTCATCCATTAAATCTTCCATTAATGATTTGACTTGCTTGTTCATATGCACACCATACCTGTTTCTAGTTTTAGTTCCAGGGTTATGTGCAGATTCTGGTTTTTCTTTTAAATACTTTAAAGCATTCATTCTTTTAAAGTAATCTAAAATTCCTATTTTAGTATATTCTACTAGCATTTTAGCATTGTAGTATATAGCTAATTTAAGACATCCGTCCCAAAAATCTTCTTTTTTTGCAGGACGATCCGTGTATTCCGCTACAACATAATCGCTTGCACTTTCCGTGTCTACAAATCTACGATAAATTATTGCACTTCCCAAAGACTCAGATGCACCTGCTTGATCTTGATCATAAGAGTCAATTCCACCTATATCTAAATCTTTGTATTGCGGCTCTGGATGATGTAATATTTTGTAAGGACCATCTGGATGTGGTCGCCATCGTACAATAAATTCTTCTTGTTCATCAAATTCCCAGTCTAAATACCCTTGTTGAATTTGACTTCTATAATCTTTACTACTTAAAATTCTTGATCGCTGTGCATTTAGTAATGAGTTATCGAATCTTGCAGTTTTAGTATTTAAAAATGCTTCTTGCACAGTCAATGGGTAGTTTTGTATATGTAGGTTATAAGCTTCTCTATCACCAGAGTTAGTAATTTTTTCTCTTTCTTCTAACAAAACTTCTTTTGCTGTTTCTACTTTTTCTTCGCCTGTATCTATATCAAAGTATCCATAATAAGCTCTAGATGCAGGTATAAACATAGGAATAAGATTATATGCATCAGATTCATAATACATATCCATAAAATCTTTTGAGGCTTTGCTAATGTCACCACCAGTACCTCCTACGACAGGAACTCCAAATTGAAGATTACCATCCATAAAACAGGCTTTAGAAGACATATAAGCATTTTTCAAATGTTTAAACTCACCAGCTTCTTCAAAAACCATCAAAGAAACACGTTCACCTTTGAATACCTCGGGGTTATCCATTGTTCTACAGATAATGGTAGATTGATAACCACCTATTTCCCATTTACCATCTTTGTTTTTTTGTTTATATCCAGATCGTAATATACCATCTGTATCTTTTAATATAGAATGCTTAAAGTTAGAATGCAGTCCATTTAAACCTTTTTTTGTTTTATCAAAAAATGCATCAGCTGTAGCCTGTAATCCAGCTGCTATACCAACATCATTAAATGGGAAAAATGTATATTCATGTGCAATCATACCAGAGTTCATATAACTAAAACCTTTATCACGAGCTTTAATTACAATCATACCTTTACCATCTTGTTTGCAAGTTTGGAAAAGATCAAAGTATTCATGATCCATTTGTCTATACCATGGACTAATTAAAGTTTTACGCGAACCTTTAGTTCCATCGTTACCAAGTATTTTGTAATAGTTTAAATAGAAATAATATTTACCAGAAATCTTTTTCATGCCTTTAGGCTTGAAACCATTTATGCATCTATCAAGCTCTTGTTCCCAGTATTCTTGATATGCTACTGATTCAGGATTTAAATCTGGATGACCGTTATTTACAACAGGTCTATATCTTTGTGGATCTTTTTTTGCTCTAGCCATATTTTTGTTTTTTGTATCCACTAACTCTACTTAAGTTAAATGGATTACGAGGATCTTCTCTACTGGCTAGTTTTGCATGATATTCTTCATCTAAGTTTACACCATGTAATACCTGTGAGTATTTGCTTAATTCTTTGGCTTTAACAAAATTACCTTCTTTTATAAATTTATTAAACCTATATCGTAAGTTTTGCAATTTTGGTTTTTCTGCCATATTTTCTATCTTAAACTAATAGAACCATTTTTTGTAACTGCACTACCACTACTAGTATCTACAACTGCAACATCTAGAGTTCTTGCACCAAGACTAAATTCAATAGTAACATTAGATGAAGATACTCCTAACACTTTTTGTTGATTAGCTGAAATTGTTGTAGTATTACCAGCCAAAGCTGTAGTGCTACTTGTTCCTAATCCAGGAAAAGTAGTTTTAGCTGTATTAGCAGTTATAGCGTTAGATTGTTCAGTTGTAATGCCTGGATCATCATCACTGTTATTTCCTAAACTATTAATTATCATATATAAAACTGCTCTAAGTTTTTCTACAGTTTGACCTGTATTAGGCTCAAATAGTTCTTCTACAATATCTAATAGCTCCGCTCTTGTTCTTTTGTCGTCATTACTAACAACAATTTTTTCAGATTCTTCTTTAAGATCTGTTCTTGCTTTTGCTAAATTACGATAACGACCTTTGACATCGGAGTTTTTATAATCTCCTTTTGCCATTAGTCATGCTGCATTCTACCGCCACCAGGATACATAGATTCTTTTTTCATCTTGCCTCCGCCTGGGTAGTTCATTTTCCCACCTTTCATCATCTTTTGTGTTTTACCACCATACATGAAATCTTTGTCGGAATCCATCATACCACCCATTCTCATCATCTTGTCTTTCTTCATAGTGCCACCCATCATCATCTTACCTTTTCCATCAGCAGCATAGAAAGGAACCATCTTTCCTTCTTTGTTTTTTACCATTTTAAGTTTGCCGCCTTTTTGCATTTTTTGCTCGGGCATGTTTTTGCGAACTTTTTTCTTGCCCATGTGTCCTCCACCAGGCATTTTTTTTGAATTTTTCATTTCAATATAATTAATTAAGTAATATTACTTTGCATTTCTTTTTTATTTTCTAGAAATGACAACTTTTTATCCCCCACTATTTTTTGTCGTTCACCTCTGCGTTCTATTGCATCGACTAACGTTTGTCTTGTTTTGTATATTTTTTCAATACCAATCATAATCTTTTGCAGTCCTTCAGCTGTGTCTTCATCTATATGCATATTATTCATATAGGTAGTAAACTGACTAATCTTAGTATTAAAAGCAATTAATTGTTCATCTAAAGGATCAAACTGTAATTGCTTGTACTTATCTATTGCAGCTAACACTTCAGGTCTTTTTGATCCGTACCACTCATACTTACCGTACAGATCTTTACTTACAGCTTTTTTTCTTTCACTTTCAGTAAAGTGTCTATATGGACTATCATAGTCGCAAACAAGAGCTACCCACTTCATTGCGGCAGCACCTAACTTATCAGCTTTAAGAACGTTTACAAACTCTGGTACCCCCGTGATACCATCGTCTTGTTTATATATGTCCCCCTGTCTATCTAACTTTAATAGATACATTTTACAAAAATATACTATTCTCCGAGATATTGCAAATCAAACTTTAACACCCAAATAAATTTAGGTCCATATGGTTCATGTATACCTTTCCAATCACGAACTCTTGTATAGTTCTCATTCTTCATGCTATGTATTTTTCTTTTCTTTATACTAAAATCCATATCAAATATTTCTTCACAAAGCATCATCTCATCTCTATATAGATCATCTAAGTAATAAAAATATTTTTCTAAAATAAAAGTATTCTCCCCACAAACAAACACTTTACCTTGATCGCTTTTATATTCATTTGTCATAGATTCAAAGATAATTGATTAAAAATTAAAAAGGAGGCGGAGCCTCCAATTTTTTTCATACTAAAATCAAAAAGATTTTATTATTTTTTACATATTAAAATAAGGGTTATTCATAGAAAAAGCTTGAAATCCATAAGGACCAGTGTACCCCATAGGTCCAGGTCTTCTAAATAAATTACTCATTGGCTGTCTTTGCATCATAGCATTTTCAAAAACATTAGGCATTCTATTTACCATAGTAGGTATATTAGAAACAGAAGTGTTAGGTCTAGTCATATTAAAAGGATTACCGCCAGTACGATTAGCTCTTCCTTGTCTTAACTCCTCAAACCTTTGACCAGGAGCACCCATACCTTGTAGTAAGGAGGTTAGGTATTCTTCTCTACTATTAGGATCATTACTACGTAACATACTCATACTAGCTGGTTTTCTAATTTGATCCAAAATATTTATGTTACCCTCATCACTTGATCTTGAACCTATACCTGTTTGAAAAGTTTCTATTGCCATCTTATTTAATATATTTATTATAACCTGTTAAAAATCTATTATAATGTTTTTCATTATCACCATATTCATTAGCACCAAAACCATTATATACCTGCATATAGTAATCAAACAATGCTCTTGGATTGTTAGCTGGTAAGGGCTTATCAGACATACCGTACACCTGTCTTGCTACAGCCATTGAAGCTAAAGGATTATCACTTTCTAATAAATTTAATAACCCTGCTTTATCTGATGGTAGTCCAAGCTCTTCATATCTTCTTTGATACTTCTTTTGTGTCGTAGTATAATCATACTCTCTTGGATCCATCATAGAATTAAATGTAGGATCATCAATAGACATAAAAGAATTTGTATAGTTTCTACCAAAAGCAGCACTATCAGCACCCATACTATTCTCCATAAATGATGTCATAATCATAAGATTTCTCAACACTTCTTGATTACCTGGATTCTCTTTACCTATAACCATATCAATAGCATTCATCATCTCCTGTGCTTTAGATCCTTCTACAATATTTTTATTAGTTTCTATAGTCTGAAACAATATGTTTTTAAGATCTGCATTACGTCTTTCCATTTCAGAAAAACTTAACACATATGGACCATTGCTTGTATAATCACCATTCATAGCTACAAAAGTAATAAAATTTTATGTAGTTGTCAGAAAGGGATGCTTTATGCTAAATACCCCCTACCGTGTCACAGATTTTTTACACCCCGTGTAACCTATACTGGACTATCATAGCATTTTTACGTAAAGTCTGTGCGTATTTATGCATTACTAACTAACAGACACTATACTATCATGAGTTTACTTAAATCAATTACAGGATTAGCTAAAGCAACATACAACTTAGCTAAAGAAGACAAACAATTTCGTAAAGAATTAGCTATTAGCGTAGCAACTGCACCTATTATTGCAGGTAAAGAGTTCTTTGACACTATGGATAATGCTACAAATGCTACTAAAACTTACGATACTGTTCTTACTAAAGCATCAGAGAGATACATTGCCGAAGAGATATACAACGGTAATTTCACTGAATACACAGTAACAGAATAGTTATTGTATTGATTATCAGTTACTTAAGCGGAAACAACTAGAAGTCGTGCGCTATATTGTTTATCTTATTTATTTAAGTAACTAAGTTGGTTGGACTTGCAGTCAGGTTGGTTTGTTATTGTTTCCTTTATAATAGTAACATTCCAATTTGGCCTCAAAGTTCGGCCTTTTTTTTTACAAAGTCAAGTCAAATAACCTGTATTGGATGTAGTGGGGTTCGATTCCCCGCACAGGATCTAACCAGCCCAAGTAAGGTTCGGCCACCATTAATAGGTGATAGCTTACTAATACTATGAGAACTAGAATTAAGTTCAAGAAAGTTTCAAGTCCTTCTCAACAATTTAAGGACAAGATGAATAGGTATCGCAAGGCACATACAAAGACTGCTGAAGAAATGATGCAAGATTGTATGGATCGTGTGAAGTATCTTAACCCAGATGAAACTCTGCGTCAAAGATATATTACCAAGTTTATTACAAAAAACTTTGGTAACAATATTAAAGTGTGCAATGCTTTGAAAGAAAAGTATGTACCTAAAAGAAAGTTTAACCCAATAAAAGTATTACAAAATGGATAATACATTAGAAAAGAACCTCGAGCTACGCAAGGCGTTGGCTGAGGTAGATAGATTAACATCAGAAAATGTTTCTTTAGATTATATAAACTCTGAACAACAGATAATAATAAAAGATTTAAAAGATGATGTCAATGGGTTGCGTGAAGATGTGTCTTATCTTTTAGACTTAATAAATAAAATAGAGGTAGATAGATTAACAAAAAAATAATTAACCAGCACTCTAAAAACAAGGAACCCTTGAGTGCTTATAATAGGGAAATCAATATGAAAACTAATGAAATTAGAAACTATTTGCTGAACGATAGATCAGCGATGGACAACAAAGGTATCAAACTTGA